TTTACAGTAATATTTGCTTGTACTCCACTTCCGTATTTCCCAGCGGTTCCACTTACAATATTAATATTTGCTCCCATTCCATCATGAACTTCGCAATTATATCTGATTGTTCCAACGGTTGCCGTTGGTTTAATAATCAAATCAATTAAAGCTCCACTACTTCCAGCTTGTCCTTTTTGTATAACAATATAATCTGCTGTAGAGAGAGCTCCACCAGTAGAAGTTTCAAATACTATAGGATGACCAATATTTGATGCATCAGATATATCAAATCTGTATGTATTTCCTCTTATTAATGTAAGAACATCTTGGGTAACACCATCAATGACATATAGATTATCTGGAGGTGGTGTACCTGGATTTTCTATTGTTGTAACAACAAAAGTATCTGTTGGTGTATTAAGTAATGATATCGCTGGAAATACTCCAGCCTCATTTTGTGTGTATCCAGATCCACCTGAAGTAATTGTTCCACTAAGGATAGTTTCTCCAGTTATGGTAATATTTGCTGTAGATCCTGTTCCAGAACCACCAGTTAAAGGTACACTTGAATAAGTTCCTGGTATATATCCAGATCCATTATTAGAGATAAATCCTTCTATTCCTTCAATGTCAAATGAAACATTTGCTCCAGATCCACTACCATTTATTAAATCAATATTAGTAAAAGAACCTTCAATATAATTTGATCCACTATTGGTAATAGTGCCAGTAAATTCTGTTACTGTAATATCTACAGTGGCTTCATCTCCAGTTCCCCCAAGAAGAGGAATATTTGTGTATGATCCAGGATCATAATTAGTTCCACTATCAAGTACAGATAGACCACTTGATGTCAATACTGACTTCCTTATTATAAAATCTTTAAAATTATAAAACGCTGTTGGTGAAAAATCAGCAATTTTCTTGCCATCACTAACATATCCAATTGTATTATCATCTGATTTATAAATTCCCAATCCAGGATCAGAAACAAATGCTAGTGATGGACTCGTTCTGGTTCCATCTCCAAGCTTTAGATTGCCAGTTGAAAGATCACTACCGCCAGCAGTAATACTAAAAAGTGTAGATCCTATCTGATTAATCTTTTGCCTCTGCTGCTCAAAAGTATCAGTTCTAGCGACTTGAATTGCTGGCATTTTTAATTAACTCTCTAAGTAAAGTTTTGATCTCAGAAACTTCATTCTTCAACATATTTATGTCTTCTAATGCGGAACTGAGGTGTTTTGATTTACGTCTTGCTTCAATCGCAGAATTGTCTAAATTCACGATAGCACCTGTAGTTTCATCTCTTACAAGACCGTCGTGACCGGAGACTTTAGTGTAATTCATATGCGGAAATCAGAACGAAGCAACAGCACGAATATCCTGAATTTTTGGAACATATGCTGGGTCAACAGACTTCATAACAATCTTGATCGCAAATGACGAATATTCTGGTAGATTTGAAACACTATACGTGAACTCTTGATATGAAGATTGCTTCTCTGTGGCACCAGAAATTGTATTCTCGCTAGAAGCAATTTCCAGAATATCTGGTTCTCCATTTGAGTTAAAATATATCCAATCAATATCTTCAAAGTTTTCTTGACTTGATGCCTTCTTATATCTGTAAAGAACCTGAATGTTCTGAACATCCTTTACGTTAGCAGTCAAGCGAACATCAATCGCAGTTGCTGGATTATTGATTGAAATCTCTTTCGTTACATACTTAGCAACAGAAGAGCTATTCTTTGAAGTGTTATCGGAAACATAATCAATACCGTTTGTATAAGTAATTGTTTTTACTTCTAAGAATGAAGCTTCGTCGTTTGCTTGGTTTGGATACTTGATGAAATCACCAACTCTAAAAATATCAGAAATTTGATCCGCTACGACAGCATTGCGATTAAATGCCGCGTTGTCAATAATTCTTCCGAAGAAGTTATCTAAGATAGGTTGTACATCAACTCTTACAATCAACTGTTGTGTCTTATTATTCCAAACAACAGTTCTTCCGGTGATAATATTATCATATGTCTGTAGAATTACAGAAGGATTGCGAGCAACAATAGTTGAAGCATCCGCAATCGACACAAGAATTTGAGATGGATTGGAATCAATAACAACATTGGTTAGTGCTAATTGATTACCTAATGTTACTCCTTCTCCTCTTTGGAAGAATTGACTGGTCTTTACACGAACCCAAACTGTATTACCACTTACTTTAGCAATGGTTCCAGTAGCTTTTGTTGTTTCGCCTGTTATTGTCTGATTAGATTGAAGTTGTGTTCCGCCATTTCCCGACAGTTCAAATCTATAAACTGGATAGAATTCGATGATTTGATCTCTTCTACCATATCTATCTTCGGTTCCAGATGCTGCCTCAACTCTATTTGATACAGTCTTAACACATGCGCTAGACAAATCAATTACAGGAGATAGATATGACTTAGTTGAAGATAGTGTCATCTTATAAGTCAGTGATCTATCAACACCATTCAATGTTTCATTAATTTGAGAAGCAATAACTTTTTGATTTGTAAAGTAATGTGGTTCATTCAAGAAGGTCTTTTCATATTCAGATTGAGAATATGAAGTGTAGTTTGTAGTTGATGAATCAACTGGTATAACGTTTGTTGTCTTTACAAATGTATCAAGTTTTGTTCCTGTTACTGTCAAGTAGTGAATTTGTGGGTATAGAATTTCAAATTTACGATTGTAGGTAGCATAAACACCTGATCCACCACCAAGCGCATTTCCTGCTGCTTTTGAGAGAGATCTAATGTTATAGCTATCAATTCCAGAATTGCTAACCTGGAATAATGTTGTGTTTAGAATATCAGATGTAATACCGGCAACTTCTTCAGCACTTCTATAGAAGACATAAGAATCTCCAGAATCCTCAAATCCATTGTCTCTGTGATTTACCTTAATGATACTGTTGTTATTCTTAAACAGTTTTGATGTAGCATTTGTATTAGCACTTGCGTTTGTTTCAAATGGGTTTGAATTTAGTAATTCATATCCAAGATTTCTATTTGTCAATAGAAGTTCTGCTGGTCTACTAATACTAAACTCTGCTCTATACAGTTTAAACTTGAGATCTTCAAAAATATCTTCAGTCCAATTATCAATATTTTGAGATCTATAAACAGAACCAAGTGATGGTTGTGTTGTAATTACTGTGCTTGTTGAAATATCAATATCTCCAAGACGTGAAGCCCAGATTTGATAATCAACCGAATCTGTTTCTACAACAAGAGCATATTCTGTATCATTTTGTAAATAAACTGGATAATCAAAATTAAATCTTGTTGGAATTGTTGAGTTTGTAACCCCAACAGTATCTATTGCCACTCCCATTACAACAGCAGGAGTATCAATCTCAATAAATGTCTCTATCTCACACCCCCCAGCACCGTTTCCAACGCCTTTTACAACAACTGATGGTGGTTCGGTATATCCAAAACCAAACAGTGAAATCTCGGCGTTGTAGATCTTACCGTTAGACACTTCAATACGAGCAGTTGCCACGGATCCACCTGGAAGCTGTGGGCTTTCAATTGTCAAGATTGCGCTACTATAGTTTTGTCCTGGGTTCTTAATTCTGATATCGGATAACTTTCCGCTGTCCTTAGCAATCGTCAACTTAAGATCTGTACCATCTGTAGCATTTGCTAAAGTGACCGATGGAATGATTAGATCTTCATTTTGCTTAAATGACTTACCATTATGATTTCCAAGAACTAAAGTATATACTTGTTCGTTAGTCAGTGAATATCTTCCTGATGTTGATGCTGTAAGTTCTACACCATTCTTATCAATAATCTTTAGTATTGGACCACTGGCAGAAGAACTTGCTCCAGTAACAATCTCTCCCTGTGTGACAGAAACATTACCATTCGCATAACACTTTAAGAATGTATTTGGATTTAATACCTTCTCTGTTCCGGGAATGACATTCTTTCCTGGTTTTCCAGAAATAACATCAGTTAAGTAAACTTTGACTGGAATATTACTACTCTTCTTAGAGAAGAAAAGGTCCAATCCTGTAGTGAACAATCCACCATCATAGTTCTCAATCTTGAAAGTTTGAGCTAGAGGATTTGGTCTTAGAGGATTGTCAGTGTTGCTATCAATAACCTGAACACCTTCATTTGATTTGAAATATGATGGTTTTGTTGAAACAATACTTGCTGGGTTCTCTGGTAGTAAACCAGTAGCATAATATTTTACTTCGGCATATGTATCAACTGTTTCTTTTGCGGCATCTGTTGCGCTAGAAGTAAATCTAAATGTTAGAACTCCGGTGGTTAAACGTATTTCTTCTCCCGTAGTATCATAATCAATGGTATTAACATCTCCGGTCCAAGTAGCATTTTCTCTTGGTGGAACTCCAGCAGGGATTAAAATTAATCCGCTGGCATTACCATTTTCATCGGTAGTAATTTGACCATTGAAAGCAGATAATGAATTTCCAGCAACACCAGTAAATCTTAAGTCAGGATTTACCCAACGATTTACATTCCTACCTTCTAAGAACACATTTACTGTTGTATTTGGTTTTAATCTTCTAATAACATATTTTACTGGAACACTACGTACAAAGAATGAGAGTGCTGTAGAAACAAGATTACCATTGACTGATTTTGCTTGTACACCCTTTCCAATATCATTATTCTGTGGACTAATATTTGACGAACTAGCAACCGAAGCAATTGAAACAGCAGATGTCGCCTGCTGTGTATTTACTTCTCCAAGTGAATTGATAGCACTGAATGCTGGAGCTGTTCCTACCCAGTTGACAATAAATGAATTGTGTAAACTAGAGAAACTTTCTTTTGAATCATCCTTTGCCAAGAAAATATTGAACAAACTGGTATTTGTATCAACTACAACTGGATCAATTGATTGATCATACCAATGGTCAATATTTGGAGAAACCTCAACATCACCAACATACTGAATAACAACAAATGGATTTGGATTTAGTGTCTTAGAAGCAAAAGAATTTCCTAGTAATTCTAGATCACTATATGGAAGAGTTACGATGTTTCCTGATTTTTGATATCCAGCAACAGACCTTTGATCTTCTCTTGTATTAACTTCTCTTAGAAGAATTGAATCTTCTTTAGATTGTGGACGTAAAACTGATTGTTGACTATCAACAGCACACTTATAATCTAACGATGACAAGTTACCAACTTTGTGCGATTCGAAGTTATCAACAAAAAATCCACTCTTAAATCTGTCTAGACCAATTTCATCCTTGACCTGCATGTTGAGAGCTTGCTGCTCAAGAATGCTGAGAGTTGTGTAATACTCAAGACGCTCGATACGCTTCTCAAGTTTACCAATATCTCTCATTGTGTATCTACGATTATCCACAGGAGTAACTCTTACATCCTTGCTTGTTTTTGTATATGCTGGAATATAAACATAGAACAGAGAAACTGCGTCATCAACAGTATCTGGTTTTGAAGGATTTAAAGAAGAATTGCCTTCTTTGATAAAAAACTCTCCTCTCTTATTCAAGAATATTCCATCAATACGATCTAAGTATTGAACTTGACTAAATGAGAATGTGTATTCAATTCCTAGATCTGGCGCAGGTGTGGCGGCGATAACAGATCCAGATCCGGAGAATTGACCAGATGTAATTTCTAATGAAGATACATCCTGATAACCAGCAATAATAGCATTATTATCTACTTTTGGTCTAAAATCCAAAACGTTCTTTAATTCAAGATTTCCATGTACTGAAGAATTGAAAGTAGGAATTTCATCTTCTCCAACACCAGCTTCGTGGAGATAACTGTCAATAGTACAGAAGTCTCCCTGTGAGTGCTCAAAGTAATCGAATGCGATCAATATCTGACCAGTGGTTGGTTCAAATCCTGGTTTTAATACAATCCTAGAAACATCATAAATTGTATCTCTTTGACCATTATCAAATGTAAATCTTGATGTAACATCAGTTCCGGAAATAAGGTTGCCAGCACTGTCTACATCGGGTGGTTGTGTGCTAGTTCCTTCATAAACATATCTCAGTCTGAAAGCGTCTGAATATGATAGAACTTCAACAACTTCATTATCATAGTCTGTTCCTCTGAATGGTAATACTCTATCACCAGAAGAATTTACAACAATTCTCTTATTTCTAACCGCAGTTTTTAGTCTTGGTTTAGCGTTACTTACTTCTAGAGTTGCTGTTAGCTTTAATTTTGGAAATGTTCCATTTGATGGAATTGTTCCAAAATAAGTTGAAGGCAAGTTGAGACTGATGCTTCCAGAAGTTAATCCGCTTGCTGTATCCGTTGAAGATGAAATTTCAATAGCGTCTGGATCAACATATGCAATGTCTCCATTTTGAATATTCGGAGCGTCTCCTTTATTAAGAACAGTGATAATAAAGTTGTTCTCGGTAAATGCCGCAAATCTTTGTGTTCCAAATGGCAACTGAGCAGCAAATGTAATTGTTCCACCACTAGCAGAAGCAGTTGTTACAAAATCTCTTCTGAAATAATACTTAATCTTTGTGTCATCTCCACCAGCAGAAATTTTTTGTACCTGCTTACTTCCTGTTGGGAATAGAAGAGTTCCTGAATTTGGATTTTGTAATTTAGGTCTTAAACGAACAATACTAGTATTGCTAACATCTCCAGGAAGGACGGTATCTAAATAAACTCTTGTTTTTGAAGATCCAATTGGTTTTGTGGCATATTGTACAATTGCTCTGACTAGATTGTTGTCCACATCAGAAAATTGAACCATATCTCCCTGTATTAGTAAAGAACTTGCGTCGGCACTAAAACTGGTTGATTCAATAAAGTCATAACCTTGAGAACCAAAAAATGTAAAGTCTGTAACAGATTTAATCTCAGAAAAATTTTGATCGTCGATTAAAATATCTGCGCTAAAAGCATTGGCATTTCCAGAACCGTATCTACATCCAATAGACTTAACATTTTGTGGAGTGTATGTAACAACAGTATCTCTGAATAGAATTGGAACAATTGCTGCCCCAGCATTTGGTGTGGTGGCTCCCTCTGGATTTTTTACACTTACTGCTGGTGGTTGTGAATATTCCGTATTGAGAGCAGCTCGATTATTAATAATTGCTTTATATACTTTTCCATCGCCAGTTAATGACAGTTGTACTTTTGATGAATCAAATTCTAATCCGTTAATTATAATTGTTGCTCCGGTGGAATATCCAAGACCTCTGTTTTGAATGATAAAGTGTGAAATTGTGTTTTCTTTGGCAATTTTTATTGTATTACCAGATTCGTCTCTGATCGTTTCCCCAGGTAAAAATCTACCAGAAAGAGTTTTTACAAATAGAAGATTGCTTGTGGTATATACTCCAGACGCAGTGCCCTCTACAACGCCATATGCGCCGCTTGTAAGACCAAATATATACTTTCCTTCATCAAAAGCATCGGTGCCTGTTATAACCGATTCTAAAGTTATCTTGGTAAAAAATTGTGGATCAAAGTAAGAAAGACCAAAAACAGAATTGTAAGCAGAACTTCCTCTAGATAGGCGACCTTTTGAAAGGATGATATCGGAATCGGAATTGAAACCGGATCCTCGTTGTTGTAGATAAAAATTACTTGGCTTTACTTTACCAATAACCGGAGTAATTGTCTGACGATAATCGACAATAAATCCAAATTCATTATCATCAATTTGAGCACTAGCTTCTGTAAAGAATAATCTTCTTCTAAACTCTGTATCTCCATTATCATATTCTAGTAACAAAAGTTCTAATTCGTCTTTTGGTCCAAGAACAGTCAGCTCAAGAAACTGTACTGAAACTGAAGGATTGATTAATGGTTTATTTACAGTCGCATATGAAAGAGATGTCATTCTTCCAATCGCAGTTGGAGATCCTACATCACTTCTTGATTTAATGTAATACAATGTTCCGATTAAATTTTGGAACGTTCCATCGGTAATGGAACCAATCAAGGTAGTTGTGCTTGTTACCTGAATTGTAATCGTCTTAATAGCGTCATTTGAATTAAAAATTAATCCCCTTCTGTCAAGAGTTTGTCTGTGATCAGATGATAATTCTGTATTGTTTAATCCAATTGATCCATCATTGAAACTAGAGTACAAAAATACATCAGGATACGCAGTAAGATCAGATCCCTCTTTGTTTAGTGGAACACTGCCATAAACATTAGTAATACTAAAAGTTGGTAATCCTTTTGTTTTCAGTGTTACATTATCACTACTTAAACTTTCTCTTGCTTTGTTTATCTCTAAGTATTTTATTTCCTTATTTACAATTTCATATCCTTTAATGTATGCCTTTCCAGGACCAATGCTAGCGATCATTTTTCTAGAAGCTTCGCTAGAAGTTAATCCATTGTATAAATCAAATTCATCAACAGAATATATTCCTCTATTGCCATCTTTTTGAGCATATTCTCTAACATCAATGGAGAAATTATCTACTACATAATCTCCACTTTCATCAAAAGTTCTTCTTGCTAATGTATCTTCTAAAAGATTATAATCTGTTGGAGATACTTTCTTTTGTATTACACCTCTAGAAACTGTAAGAAGTTGAATAAAATTTTTATCTGTAATAGCATTTAAATCAAATTCTTTCAATGAAAGTGTGATTTTTAATCTATGTGCTCCAGGAGCAGTATAGTTAGATGATCCAATAGCATTGTCATAAAGAGAAGCATCTTCTTCTGGAGTTACAATTTGCTCATTAATAACAAATCCAACTTTGGCAGATGGTTTGTCATAATACTCTTCAATTACTAATAGATCAGTATCGTTTCTTACAAAATATCCATTGACAAAATAAATTCCTTCTTCAACTTTTACAGCAGAAGCATATCCCATTGCTGGGCTTTCTAATGATGTAACTTCTCCTGTGTCTGGATTTGTGACACTAATACTTGTTGGAAGAACGCTACCATCTGTTCCAACAACCAAAAGAGGAGTATTTACACCATCAACAACTTCTAGCGTTTCTCCCTGTCTAAAAGTTGGTTCTGTGGTTGAATTGCCACTTGTTAAGTAGTTTATAAAAATTGTGTCAGCAGAAAATTCTGTTGCTGCTTTAGTAGCTAAAATTGTTCCTATAACGCCAGAAGTTAACCCAACTAGTTGTTGTCCAACCAGTTGGGAAATATCATACTTTTTATAGACGATATCGTTACCTTCACTTACTGCTACTTCTGAAACAGAAGAAAGTTTAACGTAGTCTAATTTTGTGTTAAGACCAACCTCACCTGGGATAACCATTTCTCCTTGCTTGAAAGCATATTTTCCAAAGCTTTCAATTTGATTTTGGAGAGTTGATTGTAATTGGGTTAATTCCCTGCCTTGAATTGAGTAACCTGGACGAAAAAGTATTTTGTAAAAATTCTTGTTCGCATCAAAGTCCTCGTAATAAGGATTTACGTTAAGGTTGGTCTTCTGTGGCATTGTACCTCGCCAATAATACTAGCATTCTCGTTGAAGTATTTAGCGAAGTTTTGAGAGATCAGAACTCAATTACGAGTTTGATATCTTCAATCTGGTCAGGTGCGCGAGTGATAAGACGACGGTTCTCAACATAAATTACTTCACCAGAGTTATTCTTAACTTCTGGAGTTGCTAATCCATTGGTAAATGTTGATCCAAGTAGCGATGAATTGTAAGAAGTATTTACAGTTCCAGAAGCACTTGATAGTTGTCCTGTAATTGCGTTAGCACCATTGCTCTCAAATGCTCTTACAACACCGGAATCGGTGTGAGCATCATTAGTTTGAATGTACTTAAGAACACCGGCAGTTGTTGAACCAGAATCAAGTGTCCACGAAACAACAGTACCATAAGCAGTACCACCAGTTACAGTCTGTTGAATTCTTTCGTCTGCGATATAATCGGCAGTAGCTCCAGTGATCTTAATTGCTCTTAAACCAGAGAGAGTATCTGCGGTAGAGAAAGTTGTTGTTCCAAAGTTTTGTGGATCTTTTAGGATACCAATTCTGCGGAAATCGTTATCAACTGGGAAGTCACCGGAACCTTCAGCATAAGTTAGACGAATGTTCGTCATAACTCTCTTAGCATTGAGTTCTTCCTCATGGTCACTGCCATGACCACCAAGAGGAGGAAGAATTGCCTCGATAGCACCTTTCCAACCACTTGTTGTAGCAACAGCAGTTGTCAAACCAATATTGCTGAATAGATTGCCGTTTCCAAGAAGAATATTGGCATAAGTGTATCCAGATCCTCTTGCTTGAATTTCTGCCGAAGTAATAGTACCGCTTCCATTTGTTACAAACTTAACAATACCACCTGTTCCATCACCTTTGATTGATGTATAGAGGGTTTGTGAAGCAGGAAGACCAGATCCAGCGTCTTCAATAGTTACTACATCAATTGCTCCGTCAACTGCTGCTGCTACCACTGCTTGGCGCGAAGAGTTTGATGGAAGAACAATTGGCATAAAGTCCGATGAAAGGAATCTTAGAACATCATCGGTAGGCATTGTATACATATACTTCCAGATGTATCCGGCGCCTGTTGTTTCCTTGTAAAGACCGGTTCCTGCGGTATAGTTAGCACCAGTAGTGATTGGTTCTTCTGTTGCGTTTTGACCGCTGGCATTTGCTGGATTTTCTCCATTATAAAGGCACTTGAATACTTCATATGCCGAATTCATTACATAAAACTTCGCATCTGCGATTGATGTTGCGCCAGTTGCGGCTGCTTTTCCAATCTGACCACCGCCACCTGGAGTAGCAGAGTAGTCTGGCTTCCACATATCAAACTTGGGGTTAGCAACCAAGTCCCAATTGTAACGACGAACTACTGCTCTTGCGAAAGCATCAGTGATACGCTTCGCAGCAATAATCTCATCATAAACGGCAATTTTCTCTGCCTGATTGTCTAAAGGAAGTGGTGGCACATCTTCTGTAGCATAACGATACACACCAGTCTTTGCTGTTGCGTTGGTGACGATCGTTGCTCCGTCGTCAGCAGTGGCGGTAATTGTGCTTCCAAGTGCTGGAACTGAATTAACTCCGCTTGTTCCAAACACGTCGGTTAACAAGATAGCAGAGTCATAAACAGCTGCGATTGTCGCTTTAAACGCAGAAGCAGCATATTGACCAGCAGTTGTTCCAACAAATATTTTGTGTCCAACTGTAAAATTAACTGTTCCTTTAGAATAGATCTCTAAGTATGCTCTCCAAGGTTGAGGGCGACCAACAAAGAAATACATTCTACTACGCTCGGAACCAGTATCCGTAGCACCTTCAGTTAGCGATTCTAAGAATTGCTTCGCGTTAAAAATTCTAAATTTATCAGAGATAATAGCAGCCATTGGTTTTCCGTTCCGACGTGATTTGTGCCAAAGTTATTTATATTTATGTGGTTATTTATGTTAATTGATATGGGATGATTGATGTTCCAGTATTTGAAATAGAAGTATCACCGACAACAGTTATTGACAAGTTATTTAAACTTCTATCTCTTATTGAATTTCCTTGGCAAGTTAATAGTGATGTTCCAGTAATAGATGTTATTTGTGCTGTTGGCGTGAAATTTGTATTAGAATAAAGAGAAGCTCCCTTTACAACACGCAAACTAGAAATAAATCCATTACAGAGGTTTGTAGCACTTAACGAAGCTCCTATTCTAAACGGACGTGAAGCATAATTATTAATATCCGAATATGTCGTTGTAGAAACAGTGCCATTAACAGAGAGCCTCGTCACTCCAGAAGATCTATACAGAGCAATGTGATTAAACTGAGATGTGCTACAAGCGATATTGGAAGTAATCCTAAAAGCACTATTAACAAATAATCTTATATTTCCACTTGCGGTCATATCCAAATAAACTGCCGCATCACCTCCAACATTTCTTTGATCTATTAAAACTTGTGTTCCACTAAGAACATTTGGTTTCCAATAAAACTCTATAGTAAAGTCTTCAGTTCCATAATCGAAAACACTGTTTGAAGCGATATTTAAGTAATCTCCAGTTCCATCAAAACTTACAGAGTTTCCTAATAATGCTGTTGATCCTCTTACGGAAGTACATCCAGTAAATGATGTAGATGTTTTTCCAGTATATTGAATTAAACCACCATTTTCTGTATATAAGTATCCACTCGTTGGGAAGAATGTGGTTGTTGGGACCTCAATAGTAGATGCTATAGATCCAGTTGAAAATGGAACTGCCACTGGATTTTGAATAGATGGTGGAAGAAGATTGAAATAATCTCCTGATAAGGTATAGCTAGAATTTGCTCTATCACTAAAATCTTGTAAAGTTAAAGATGGATAGTAGGTGTCTAGTTCTTGGATGGAAATTCCAGAAACTCTCGCATATCCATCATCAAATATTCCAGAAAAATGACTAATTCTATGACCAACATTAGTTTTTTCATATGTTCCGATATATCCAATATCACTTCCAAATATCCTATTTCTTATAGAGATATCAGACTGAGATCTTCTAGAGACAAAATATTGCCCAGAAACATCAATCAAATCAACAAATCCATTCAATCTAGTAAACAACGGATCGCTCAAAAGAGAAACTTCTTCATAACCATCAACTGCTCCAGTTGGGGGAGGAATAATCAGTACTTCTGTTTGATTTATAAGTATTTGAGATGCCTCAGTAAAAATATTTTGTACTTGTATAAAAATGTCAGATTTAATATTTGAAATTAGATCAGATCCAGAAATAATATTTACAGAACCAGTTTGAATAATTCTATAGCGATCATCAATAAAGATTGATGATATTGATTGTATCGAGATTTCTGGTTGTAATTCTGCTACTATACAGATGGAAGTTGTTGTTACTGAAGATGATGGAGTAATGATTTGGAATTGCGTTTTTCTTTCCTGAATTCCTTCTACTGAAGATCCTCCCTTAACAGTTACAACTTGCGACTGAGATTCAACAATGGATACTCCACCAAATACAGTAGATACTGGATCTGGAATTTGACGCAAGAATGTTCCTGCTGTCCAAGACTTAGCAATTGTATTTGATTGACCTCTTTGTACCTTAAGGAAACGATCGGTGAGTTTTCTGTAGTATCTAACAATCTCGTCACCAATTAATAGATAACCATTTGTCTTAAACTTGCTTGTATCAGCAACATAAACAATATTATCAGATACACCAAGATCAACATCAAGATACGCACCAGTAGCATAGTAATTAACGTTAGAAAGGGCATCATTAGGAATTAGATTTTCAACTGTCGTTGTAATTTGTTGACTTGTTGAGATTGTTGTATTTGAAATAATATCTTGAATTTGAGCAATTATTATCGTTGGCTCTTCGGATATTGTTACAACTTTTACCTCGTCTAAAGCAGGTTCTACAGTATCTAAGAATTCAATATGTTCTCTACTTAAATTATCACCAGTATCTCTTACCAATTGAACAATAGATGTAATTACTCTATTTGAACTTATTGGACTTTCAAATAAAATAGAAGTAAAAGTATTAATACCAGAAACCTGATTTCCAAGAACATCGACGATGGATACAATAGTTAAACTTTCAAGATCTACAAACGAATTAACACCAACATTGATTAAAGATACGCCAATATCTCTTTCTGTTAATAAATCATATCCTCTAGATACAACTACTTTTGGTGCTTTTGTATATCCAGAACCACCATCAATCAGATCAACGCTGATGACCTGACCTTTGCTTACTAAAACGTTTGCTTTGGCACCACCACCATTTCCATCAAGAGAGATAAAGTTTAATACAGGAGGAATATAATATTGATATGCTGTTGGTTGTGTTAATGGATCATAGCTTCTTTGGTTCCACTCAAGATCAATAACTTTACCATTTTCTATTTTTGCTACAACACTAAGACCTTCACCGCGAGTAACTCCATTGTAAGTCTCAACATCAACAGTTCCATATAAAGAATTAGAAACTTGCTGATTGCTTCTATTTTCTTTACTTGTTGTTATTCCTGGAAGTCGTTTAATTTTTCTGAATGTATCTTCACCATCAATTCTGATTAAATCATTGTTTGATAAGAAGACAAATGGTTTTTTATAAGTTTTTCCTAAAACAGTGCCAGACCAGATTTGATTTAAATCCGAAAGCAATAATCTGTTGTTATCATCTTTTTCAAACACAACGGTGGCATTTGAAATAGAAATGGAAGTATTAAGATTATAAAATCCACTAACAGCAAATCCTATATCTTCATCCTCATCAATTTCGTATTTGTTGCCAAAAACATCAAATTCTAATGTGCTTCCACCATTCACATAAACATTTGAAATTTCACCAATCATTTTATATGTGCCATCTCCATTCATCTGATATGCGTGAATTGGAGAACCAATCTTATCACCCATCCATCCATAGTTGATAAATTGAGACAATCCACTAGTAACTTGAAGAGAAACTCTTGATTTTGCGTAATAACTATCGGGGTTAAAATCGTAAATGTTGAGAACTTGTCCAATATCTCTTCCGTACAAGTATCTCATATCAATCTTCATTTCTTCCAAAATTGGAACATTGAAGAAAATATTTGGACCAGAAATTGTATATGAATAACCTTCTCTTTGTAATACACCATCAAGGAAAACATACAAGAATTCAGGTTCTTCTATATTTTGTACGGTTAAATCTTCAACATCCAATATTAAGAATGGACCGGATCTTGTACCATCAACTAAGTTGTAATCAATCGTCAATCTCTTGTAATTACCAACACCAATACCTACAACTTTTTCAACAGCAGTTGGTTCTCCAATACTCTTGGCACTAAAATCTTGATCCCATATTGGAGCTACATCAAATACCAATTGGTTTGGTATTACGTCTCTCTTGATGTAATAAGAATCAAATCTTGGATAGTCTTCTGTATATTTTGGTCTCTGTAAAACAGCATTAATTGTTAGGAAAAGATCTTCATCTTCATCTGTGATGACTTCATCGCCGTTTTCCCAATAAAGATCAAATACTTTATTTTCACCATCAACATAATCAGGAAGAGATCTTGTTACTGTCTTTTTGTCTAAAATATCCTTTACATTTAGATAAAGAGAATTGAGAGATGAAGCAACATCATTACATTCTTGTGAAAGAAGCAATGGATCATCAATGAGGTTATAATTTGAGTAAGTTTCTGTGTTTGACCAATATCCGGTTTTGTTTTGATTTACTTCTGTAATTTCTACACTTCCAGCACCATCTGCTATAATTTCCTTAACGATATCAATCATCGTGTTGATGCTTGAAGCAACTTCTTGACAAACAGGAGAAATAGGATCAGTTAGAACAGTATTATCAATTACTGGAGAGATTGATGTATAAGCACCTGCGGTTAATTGATTTCTCATAGCAGCAATCATCAATGAACCTAAGTTCTCCCAGGCATCAATCGCAGCTGTTGTTTCTTCAACACTTCTGTTAATATATGTTAATTCTTCTCCATATGGATAACCAGCATTTGTGTAATAAGATCTGGCAAATTCTACAACTTTTCTATTTCCACCAAACTTTAAGTGATATGTGATAGCATCAATTAAATATCCGAGATCTCTCTTACATTTTTGCTTATCTGTTGGGGGTAAAGTATAATTATCATAAATGTATTCACCAATTTCATCTTGTAAGTATGCTTTATTTGCCTGAATTAAATTGGAAGCATCATAGAATGTTCCATTATTAATACCGCTGAGATAGAATGTAATTTGATCAGATGCTGAAGATGCTAAAGCCGCATTTGATACGGTTACTTGTGTTGCGCTGGTAATTGCTGTTATTCTTGTATTTGAGGGAAATGCCCTACCACAGCTAACATACATTCCTACAGCAACTCGGTTTGTATCACCAATTGTAATCGTGGTTGATCCTAAATTATAGACAACATTGCTTTCAACAATATCCCAATTTCTCATCGCAAGAGTTGCTAAATTTGTGGCATATCTAAAGATATCTACAGAACTTACTTTGTTCTTTGTGATATACTCATATTCACTATTATTGTTAAAAATATTGACATAATCAATAGTTTTTACATTTCCACCAAATCTTATATCGTGTTGATAAGCATCTAAGATATATCCAATATCTTCTTGATAATCATCAATTTTAGAGCTCCAATCAAGTGCTGGATATTTTGCTTTTCCATATCCAATCACCTCTTCAATGATAAAAGTTCTATTTCTTTCAATTTGATTAGCAGCATCTAACCATCTACCACTTCTTTGGTAAATATTTCTAATTTTTCTTAGATATCTTGTGTTATATTGATTATCTTTAAAGGCAAAATATTTGCCGTAGAAAGTTACTCCTCTGTAAGAAGTAAGATCATTAAGATCGTTGCCAGTTCTTTCTGTTCCAGGACCAAGTGGTGGGTTTGAAAATACAATTGTATCCCCCTGAACAGTATACGCCACTTCTGGTTCTTGAAGAATTCCATCTAAAGTAATAATTAAACTCTTGGCACTAATTGGACTGAATGGCACTCCATTAGCATCTCTTACTTGAAATACTGTTCTTCCTTGTAATCTTCCATCACTATCATAATACCCATTAAATGCTTGAGCGAGAGATACAGTAAAAGCACGATATTCACTGAAATTAAATTCTGATGGAGCCGCTGAACCAAAACCTCTTCG